AGAAGAAGAAGATGAAGACCTTAGCGAAGCTCTTGTTGCTTTACAAACAGCGCAAGGTCAAATTGATAACTTGAGTGAAAAAGTTGATCAATACAAACAAATGCTTTTGCAAATGAAGAACACCTTATCTGAGGTAAATCTTCAGAACGCAAAACTACTCTACACAAACAGGACTTTAGTTGACGACTCCTTGAATGAGCGACAAAAAGATAAGATTGTCGAGGCAATTATGAAGTCTGGTTCTGTGGAAGAGACTAAGACAATTTTCGAGGCACTTCAAAGCACGGTGGGTGCAAGTGTTTCTGCTACAAAGAAACAAGCACCAAAATCACTTAGCGAGGCGGTTGAGAGAAGGTCTACAACATTACCTAGAAGGGTAGAAAAAGAGTCCCATTCGTTTTCGGATAGGATGAAAATTTTAGCTGGTATAAACAAATAAGGAGATAAAAAATGTCAGTATTAGATAAATTAACAGAAGGCATTGTTAATCGTAATCTCCAGAAGGAAGGTGCTGCCCTGCTTAATAAGTGGGAAAAGACCGGGCTTCTTGAAGGTTTAGATAACGACAATGATAAGGCGTCTATGTCACGTCTTTTAGAGAACCAAGCGAAGGAACTTCTTCGTGAGAGTTCTTCTATGGCAGCAGGAGATGTTCAAGGTTTTGCTGCTGTTGCATTCCCAATCGTTCGCCGTGTATTCGGTAGTTTGGTTGCAAATGACTTGGTATCGGTTCAACCAATGAGCTTACCATCAGGTCTCATTTTCTTCCTTGACTTTACATTGAACACAGATCGTGGAGACGGAGGAACAGGCTCTCTCTATGGTGGAGGAGTTGTTGGATCACAACTTACAGGTGGTGTATCCTTGAATGGCAATGGTGGAGCAGATGCTGAAAGAAGTTTCTATGCTCTTAACAATGGCTACTCAAGCCCAACTGGTTCTGCAACATTGGCAATGACTATTGTTGCCTCCGGTGTTGTTGGTTCTGGTACAGGTGATGATGCTGAAGGTGCAGTTTCCGCTGCTTCTCTTGGTGCATCCTCTTACACAACTTGGTTGTCCAAGTTGGTCAACTGGGACGCTGATCTTGATGGCAAGTCTGTTGTTGTTGCAACAGCACCTGCAACTAACTTGGCAACAAACAATTTCAATAGAAATGACTTGATCACAATTGATGCAGACTTTACTGTTGCTGCCGGTCGTTTGACTCGCCGTGCAACACAGCTTGTTGGTGCAACAGCCGGAAACGCATTGGATTCCGTAAATAAACTCGCTCTTGATGCAAATACATCCGTGCTCTTGGTATTTGAAGGAACTGCTTCCGCTGGGGATGCTACAGCAACTGCAAACCTCTCTAGCTCTGTAGATGGCGCATCCGATTCGTTCAAGTTTGCAATTGCGGATGCATTCCAGAATGTTGGAACCGATGCACTTGGTGCGCTCCAAGGTACTTCCCCTTGGGCACTTGAAGGTGCAAATGATGCTGGTGGAACTTTCAATGGAAGTGCAATTGACGTTATCCCAGAAATTGACATCAAAGTTGATTCTGTCAGCGTAACCGCAGTAACCAAGAAGCTCAAGGCTAAGTGGACACCAGAACTTGGACAAGACCTCCAAGCTTACCACAACCTTGATGCAGAAGTTGAGCTTACAAGCATTCTTTCTGAGCAAATTGCTCTTGAGATTGACCGTGAAATGCTCAACGAACTTGTAAAGGGTGCATCTGCTGCAACTCTTCACTGGTCACGTCGTCCGGGTCAGTTCTTGAACAGAGAAACTGGCACAAATGCTGCTAACGCAACATCACCACCAGACTTCACTGGTACCGTGTCTGAATGGTATGAGACTTTGATTGAAACCATCAATGATGTTTCTGCTCAGATCCACAGAAAGACACTTCGTGGTGGTGCAAACTTCATCGTTTGTGGACCAGAAGTTGCAAACATCCTTGAGTTCACAAGTGGATTCCGTGCTTCAGTAACTGCTGACACCCCAAGAGGATCTGCTGGTGCTGTCAAGGTTGGACAAGTAAGCAAGAAGTTTGACATTTATGTTGATCCTTACTTCCTCAGAAATGTCATCCTTGTTGGACGCAAAGGCGGAAGCTTCTTGGAAAGCGGATTTGTGTACGCTCCTTATGTGCCACTGCAAGTCACTCCTACCATCTTTGGTACGGAAGACTTCGTGCCTCGTAAGGGAGTCATGACTCGCTATGCGAAGAAGATGGTACGTCCTGATATGTACGGATTGGTTGTTTGCCACGATCTCGTTGGATAAGACATCTAACTAAACCGTAACAAAAACAAAGCCCTACTTCTGATTTCGGTTGGAAGTGGGGTTTTTTTATTTCTATTACTTGGAACTCGTGCTATTTATAGATGGAGGAATCTATGAATGTCTGTCCCAACACTAACACCCGCTAGTCAAACAAGCGCAATTGTCTTACCTGTAACTGGTACCCATTCTAATGTTAATTCTGCTTCTAACCCATTACCATTTGGGGTATATACTTCAGCAGCTTTTATATCAGGTGCAGTAGATCAGGTAGCATACACCTATAAGAAATTGGGTGGAGATGTATTAGATTTAGAAATTACTCAATATCAAGTCTATGCAGCATATGAAGAAGCAACACTTGAGTATTCATATATAATAAACTCACACCAAGCAAAGAATGTCTTGTCAGACTTGCTTGGAGCTACAACAGCTTCATTTGATCAAGATGGTCAGATTGCCCAAGGCGATGCCTTATCTGGCTCCAATATACAATTGAAATATCCAAAATTCAATTTTGCATATGCCAAGACTGTAGCAGATGGTATTTCAACAGAAGCTGGAATTGGTGGAACAACCCCAATCTACTCTGCTTCCTTTAATATGACAGGCGGTGTACAGGATTATGATTTGCAAACAATCATTTCCAGCAGTGCTCTTTCATCAGACGAATCTTTCTTTGGAAAGGTTACAGATAAGAGAGTAACAATTAGAAAAGTGTACTATAAGACTCCAGCAGCAATGTGGAGATTCTATGGATACTATGGTGGTCTAAATGTTGTTGGTAACTTATCAACCTATGGGCAATATGCAGACGATTCAACATTCCAAATTGTTCCAACTTGGCAAAACAAAGCACAAGCAATGGCTTATGAAGACGCTTTATATACTCGTGTATCCCATTGGTCTTATGAATTGAAGAACAATCAATTGAGAATATTCCCAATTCCAAGAGACAATTATTCACCAACCAAGTTTTGGGTGGAATTCTCTGTAGACTCAGATCCATATGAAGAATCTGACGCAGGAGTAAAGACAGGAATAGATGGTGTAAACAATATGAATACCCTTCCATTCCAAAATATACCATACGAAAACATAAACTCTGTTGGTAAGCAGTGGATTAGAAGATTTGCTCTTGCACTTGCAAAAGAAATGCTTGGACTGGTAAGATCAAAATTTGCTAGCATACCAATTCCGGGCAATGATATTACTATGAATGGGTCCGACTTGATCAGCCAAGCAAAAGACGAGCAAGAAAAGTTGAGAGAAGAATTGAAAACACTACTCAACGAACTTACATACAAGCAATTGTCAGAAGATAGTGCAACTGTTGTGGAGAACTCTAATAAGATTATGCAGCAAATACCTGCTGCTGTATTCGTAGGATAATATAGATGGCAAGAAATAAATGGTCACAACCTGCTCAACCACCTCCACCCTTATTTGCAGGGCAAAAGGAGCGTAACCTTGTTAAGCAAATCAACGATGAGCTTATTGAAAGAGTTATTGGGCAGCAGATACTTTATTATCCAATAAGTTTGGAACACACAAACTATCACGAAATATATGGCGAGGCTATAAATAAAACATTCTTGCCACCAGTAAGAGTCCACGTTCTTGTAGAATGGAGTGGATATCAAACAGAAAATACCAATCTTGGTATAAACAGAAGACCAAGTATAAAGTTGCACTTTCACAAAAGAAGGTTGACAGAAGATCAAAACCTTTTTGTAAGAGAAGGAGACTTTGTTTTATATGGTCAGACTTATTATGAGATTGTTGTTTTGAATGAGCCAAGAGAGTTATTTGGACAAACAGATCACAAAGTAGAGATTTCTGCTGAGTGTATTAAAGCAAGACAGAGTATATTTGATGCAGGAGGTATTGTGGGTAATCCTAATTCTTATCCATAAATAAAGTATGGCAGAAAGAGAAGACATACCAGTCAAATTATCTACTGTTGAAACCATTGATGGTGCAATGCTGGATCATATTAGAGATATGAACATCCACATTGTTGGCAATAAAGGTTTTGAAGCAATGCCTGTTATCTGGGCATCTGGTGAAAGAGCTTATCAAAACAGAAAAGATAAAGAACAAAGAGATCACGATGGAACAATCATCCTTCCTATTCTTACGATAGAAAGAACTGCAATGCAAAAAAGCTTGACAAAAAAGGGAAGTATTTATGGAAATGTTCCACCGGAGGTATTGGGCAATTCAATCTCCTTTGCGAAAAGAATTGTGCAAGATAAGACATCAAATTTTGAAGGTGCAATAACAAAAAGAAGATTTGGACAAATCAATTATCCAAAGCCACCATCAAAGACGGTTTATGAATATGCTTATATCCCAATGCCTGTTTATTTGTATCTTACATACAAGATAACAGTAAGAACACAATACATTCAACAAATGAATCAAGCCCTCCTTCCTTTTATAAATAAAGGCGGAGGAATCAACTATTTTACAATTTCAAAAGACGGTCATAGATATGAAGCTTTCTTGCAAGAGAGTTTTACACCACAAAGCAATTTATCGTCAATGGGCGCAGATGAAAGAACAATAGAAACATCGTTTGATATTAATGTTCTTGGTTATATTTTGGGGTCTGGCGACAACCAAGAAGGACCAAAGGTATCTTTTAGAGAAAGCTTCGTTGATATTGCTTTTACGAGAGAAGAAGCTATCTTTGGAGATATACCACAAAACATATCTGAAGCAGATTTAGAAGCAGCTAAAGGACACCTTACAGATAGAACAACAAATCCCGGTGTTGGAAAATATCCGTCTGGTTGGAATCCAGCCTTACCTGAAGAAGACCCATACAAGTAAGTAAATAAAAATGAATCGTATGGAGTTTTCGTAGTTTAGCACACTAATTATAAGAGAAATTATTATATACTAATACACTTATTGTAATAAGGAGATCAACAATATGTCAGTTAAGCAATTCAAGTTCGTATCCCCCGGAGTCTTTATCAACGAAATTGATAATTCTGGAAGAACAGATACAAGCACTGCCATTGGACCTACAGTCATTGGTAGAACAGAAAGAGGACCTTCATTTACTCCAGTAAGAATTGAATCTTATTCGGAGTTTGTAAACATCTTTGGAGAAGCAATTCCCGGAGGTGATACAAAAGATGTTTGGAGAAATGGTAACTATACTGCTCCAACTTACGCTGCTTATGCAGCCCAAGCTTACTTGAAAAATAGCTCACCTGTAAATGTTGTTCGTCTTCTTGGAGCAGAAGATCCAAACGCCTCCGCCGATGGTAAAGCGGGTTGGCAGGCAACAACTGCTTATGGTTTGTATATCACTCCAACTGCTACCCGTTCAACTGGTACGCTTGCTGCAATTTGGTATTGCGAAGCAGGAACATCTGTGAGGCTGACTGGATCATCCCCCAATAACGCACAAACAAGCTCAGTTGGAACTCTTGTCAAGAATGTTGGAACTGATTATGGTTTCAAAGCGGTCGTTTCTAGCCCAGCAGGAGATTATACAACAGAATTCAACTTCAATGAAGCTAGTGATAAGTTTATTAGAAAAGTTTTTAATACAAACCCAACCTTGACAAACGGGTCTATTGGTTCTACTTCACTTTCAGCTTCTTATTGGCTTGGTGAAACTTATGAAAACTGGCTTGGGAATGTGGATGCTGGACACAATGTAACTGGATCTTCTCTTGGTGCTGGGTCTTACTATGGTTTGACTTTGCTATTGCAATCAGAAGGTGCCAGTGGAGCCAACAACCAAAAAGATCACAGAAAGCCATTTAGATCAGCAGAAACTGATTATGTATTCTCACAAGATTTGAGCAATGATACTGCATCTTTCAGTATCAGCCCAGCAAGAACACCAAACTTGTTCAAGTTTGTTACAATCAACGCAGGTCTTTGGGAAGGACAAAATTTCAAAATTTCCATTGAAGATATTCGTGAATCTGTTTCTGATGACAATCCATACGGAACTTTCTCGGTTGTTATTAGAAGAGCAGGTGACAGTGATAGTGCTGTAAGATTTGTTGAAAGATATTCAAATTGTAATTTGAATCCACAATCAGAAGATTACATTGCAAAGAAAATCGGTGATAAGTACCTTGTTTGGGATGACTCTGAAGGACGCTATAGAGAATATGGAAAGTTCAACAATCGCTCGTCTTACATTCGTGTCGTAATGGATGTAGACGTAGACGCAGGACTCACCCCATCAGGACTTTTACCAGCAGGTTTCAGAGGACCACAAAAGTGGGCAGGTATTGGGATTGCTAGTGGGACTGTCGGAGTAAAGACTGAGGCCGGTGGCGCAACCGCCACAACCGTACCAGTAAAGGCGAATAGTGGTGTAACAAGCTTTGGATTTGATATCGCTTCTGCTTGGTCAGCATCATTTATCCATCCGGGACATTTGCCAAGAGTAGACTCAACTTCTGCACCTTCTGCAACCAGAGCTTACTTTGGTTATGATTCAAACAAAGGCAAATCTAGCACTCTTTACAGTAGACAAAATCTTGATTTTGCTAGATCTCTTTGCGATGGACTTTATGACGCACAGTTTTCCGCTACTGATACCGGGTCTATCGCCCTTACAAGAACATTTCAGTTTACACTTGATGACCTTTCTGGATCTGTCGGATCCAACAGTGTAGATTTCACCCCAGCAACAATGTACTGGGCAAGCGGAAACAGAGCAGCCGGAACCTCCTACAGAGGAACTTCTTCCTTTGGTGCAATGCTTAGAAAAGGTTTTGACTCATTTACACTTCCACTCTACGGTGGTAACGATGGTCTTAATGTAAAAGAAATGGAGCCATTCAGAAACAGTGCGATTGATGCTGGAGACACTTCAGCCACCAACTATA